CATCAATGGTGCCGGTAGGCGTCTCGCGGATAGGTGTGGAAAGTGCGCTCACGGAAACCCCCTGGCATGGTGTCGGGGCAGTGGTGCCCGCAGTCGGAATCGAGAAAGAGGGTTCCACAATCGCGTGCGGCGTGGCGGTCACCGTGAACAGGCTACCGGTCGCCAGCGTGTTCCCCTCATAGTCAACAAAAAACGAAACGTACTTCGTATTCGGCGGTGAAATCGAGGTGTTGAAACGGAGCTTCGCAGGAGCCTGCAACTCTCCGTCCCGGACTTGAAACGTAATCCACTGCGGCAGCTTCGTTCGCTGTTGTGCGTAGATTTTGTAGAAACTCGTATAAGCAGTTGACCCACGTAGCGGCGGGACCAAACCGACTAGCAGCCACCCATTGAAATTAGTGCCGTCGGCATACGTGATGGTACCAGTCAGTTCCGCTTTTTGTTCACTTGCCATACTTTTATTTTACCATTGACGCCGCTAGCGCGGCGTGCTATGCTGACGTTGGAGGACTTTTCATGCTACCAGCCAAACTTCTCAAAACTGTACGAGACCGACCCTATAGTTTCGAGGCCCAGAGTTATACGCTAAGCCAGCGGCTAAGCGCGGCAGATCCCAAAGACGGCTATTTAGCTTTTGACGTACCCGCTGCCGTGGAACCAGACACCCTTCTGAAACTAGAGGGGGAGTTGGAATACTGGGGATACACCGTCAGAACGCGCCGAGATCCCTTTATTCCCGGCGCTTCCATTCTCTTCATTCACTGGTAACAACAAAAAGGGAGGCGCTTTTACACGCCTCCCTATTGAGGAGAAACCAGCCTACGCCCGCCGCCAAGAGACTAGGAAACCTGGGTCGGAGTATCGTAGTAGATAAACCGATTGAAGGTCGATCCGCCCGTCAGGGTGTCAGTCAGCACCTTCGCAACATAGTAGAAGTTGTAGGACACGAAGCCTCCAATGGAGCCGGTGGGGTTCGCCAGAGATGGCGCGAGGTTGCCCTCAACGTGCAGCCGGAACCGCTGATTGCGAGGATCGGAAACCTTGGACGGCCCCTTGCCCGCAAGCTGCGAACCACCGATGCCGCCATCGCCGAAGATGTAGGTGCGGTAGTTGCTCGAAGCGACTAGCACATTCGTAGACACCTTGAACATGATGCCGTTGAAAGTGAACGCCTGTCCACGGTCTTCGACCTTCTCGAACGGGTTGCCTTCGGTGTACTTGCGCACGTCAACAATACCGTTCGCGGCGGGATCATTCACCACGTCGAACACGATGTACGGGTGGATAATGCCGCAGAAGTAGCCTGCACAGGAGCCGCTCTGCATTGGACGGACATCGTTGCCCTGCAAATACGCATGAGACAGGCGAATGTCGCCGGAACTCAGGTAAGTGCCCAGCAGCGCCGAGCTACGATCCGCCGCCGAAATGCTATCGATTTCCGCACGGGTAATCGTATCCACAGTGTACGCTGCCCGGTAAGACATGCGCTCAGTGGCACTCTGCACCATACCGTCAATCGAAGTCAGGATGACCCGATCCGACAGCGTAACGAAGTCCATGTACTGAGACAGCGTGGCCGTAATGATATCGCTGTTGAGCGCGGGAATCGCAGTGCCGACCGCGCCTTCCGCAGCGGAGCCGACCGCCGTGGTGTTGGTGCCCAGTTCGCGGTAACGATACCACTGAACAGTATTGCCAGACTGCTTGGGCATATCGTCCAACTTCAGAACGTCCATAAACACGAACTTCTTCTGAAGAGTATCGAGAGCCTTGGTCTGGTAGTGGAAAATATACAGGCCGGAAGCGGAGCCGCCCGTATAATTGTGCTGCAAGTTAGTATTGCCTTGCAGGATAACGGATGCCGGGGTATAAGCCATAGAAAGGGTTCCTCCTACTTATTATTGTAACATACGCAATTTAGCATTAAGGATAAAGGGAGGCTTACGCCTCCCTCCCCCCCCCATTAGCCAGCCTGCGCCTTCTCGATGAGCCGCAAAATCTGTTCCTGTTTGACCGGATCAGTCGTTGAATAGAACGCATCCAACAGATCACTACCCGGATTTGCGCCGCCCGTAGGCAACATCGGCAGTGGGGCCGTCGGTCTTGCAACCGGCTCCGCCTGCTTCACACGCGCAACTTGCTGGCGTTTCGCCTCGGACCAAGCCCACTCTAGACCCTGCAACGACGGCTGCAAGCCATTCTGCTGCATGATGCCCTGGATGGCCTGCAAATTGACGGGATCTTCCACGAAATCCGGGTTACGTTCGAAGAACGCATTCTTGGTCTTCTGTAAATTGTCCTGGACAATCTGCTGGACCGCCGCCCGCTGGACTTCCGCCCAGTTCGGCATTCCAAACTTCTCCGCCATATAGGTCTCTACCTTAGAGCGGATCTCCTGTTCCATCACCTCGACCGGATCTTCGGTGAACTTGTTCACCCACTCCTCGGTCGTCTTCTTCGACTTAGGCTCCTTCGGAGCCGGAGTCGCCGTCTGCTGCCGAGTTGCGTCCTGGATCTGCCGTGCGTGCTGCTCATTGGCCAGTGCTCGTGTATATACATCGATCTGGCGCTGCACTTCTTCGGCACTATTGCCGACAAAATCAACCCCATTGAATGAGATCTTAATGGGCTGCGGCTGCGCCGGGGGCGGGGGTGCATTGTTATTGTCTTCCTGCCGAAGCTGTTCGAGAATCTCGGCCAGTTTCTCCGGAGAAATGGAATTGATGTCAAAAGTGGGCGTGGTAGCCATTGTCTCTCCTATGTGGGAATCGTCCCTAAGACCATGATAACATTTACACTAAAGGTAACTGATCCGATCCATAAGGGACTTTGTTGAGGAACGCGCCTACCGTCAGAGTGCTATCATCAATCCCTTCGGCCTCTTTGATGTCGAAGACATTGATCTTAGCGTTCTCGGGGGCGCTGGTAATAAACTGCACAATATGCCGGAAGATACTCCAGTGATCTTTCGCCCGCACAATAGCCTTCGGCTCGTCCAGCAAAGCCAATTCTTCCAACAACTGCTTCTCTTTGTCGGCTAGCGCCGACAGAAGAACCGCCCACCCCGGATGGGAGGACAGGTCCGCAAGGTCGCGGGCTTTCCCCGCTTGCTCGAACTCCGTAGGACTAAGAGCCACTGTTGCCGCCTTCGGCGTTGCCGCCGCCCATCACTCGCTGCATAACCGCCAACAGCATCTCTTTCTTCATGTCTGCCTCGGTCTTTTTATCGACCTCTTGCAGTTTGCCCTGGACCTTCATCTGCTCGGCCTGATTCTTCTTATCCGCCATCGCGAGGCGAACTTCGTTCGATGCCTTCGTCTTCTGCTGATCCTGCATCATCTCAGGCGTCGGCTGCATGAGCGCCTGCTGTTCCTGTTCATTGAGAGGCCGCACCAACTGATACACTTGCTTCGTGCCGCTGGCGTCCTGCAACATACGGACCCATTCCGCCATATCAACCGCCATCCCAATCCGCTGCAAGTGCCCCATCAACTCAGGATTGAGCAAATACTGCGTCAGGAACGGGAACACCTGCAACAGCTTCTCGCGTGACATCATCCGCGTTGCAGACAACATCATGAACTTCACATCGCGCTGCAAACTTTGATTCGCAACAGGCGTCTGTCCTTCCGCCGTCATACCTCTCAACTGAAGATCGCCCTGATTATGAATCTGGTGCATCTTCAGCATCTTGTACAACATCGGCGTCAACAGATAATTCTCCAAAGAGAGAACCACCATCAGCAGTCGCAGTGACGGAGCCTCGCGCTGCGCTCCTACCGAAGTTGCACTCGCAGAAGCATTGCCCCGCATCGGCATACCCTGGAGGACCATGGAGTTCACTCCAGTCATCTCCTGGGCCTGCTGCTGCATCCAACTCTCTTCTTGATATGAATTCTGTGTAATATTCGACGGCACCTGGACCGAAATATCGTCCTTGCCATTCTCGGTCGCCAACTGAGCGCCCGGTCGCCACACTCTCTGCGAAAACGTCATGCGCTGATCGTGCGAAGCGCGGGTCACTCGCGGCGGATTCAAGGCCAGCGAAAGCTCGTCCAGTCGCGCATTACGGATCGACTGCATGTACTTCTGCAAATCAGCCAGCACATCTGAATAGCCATTCCCGTAGAACCGATCCGGGTCAAAGAAGCAGGTCGCCGCCGTGAACGGATAGAATCCATACGGATTCTCACCATTGTAAATAACGTAGTGTCTGTTAAGCACCCAAACAACCCGTGTCTTGGTGTAGTACACCAGAACCTCAAGATTGCTCTCCGCGCCAAACACACCCTGCCCGTCGGACAGCGGATTGTACTGAACACCCCGCGAACTTTCTTCCATCTGCCGGGACGTATCTGCAATAGCCGACGGCATACTCTGAATACACTCCATGAGCGTCCCCCTGTCGGGGATATCAAAGCCTTCGGCCCCTCGCAGTGCCTCTACCTGATCCAGCGTCAGCGTGCGCCGCCAAATAACCGACTTCGCCTGTTCAATGTCCGGGCCGCAAGCGGGATCGACATAGAAGTCCAGCGGCGAAATACGATTGGCTACCGGCTCCAGCGTGAGCGGATCTACTTGCAAAGCAAGAATGGCAATACCTTTGACCAGTAGATCGTTGAGTGTAAGCGTAACCTGATTACGCACATTGTTCCCAAACCGATCCGTCGGATGTTCACACAGGTACAGAAGCCGGGCTTGCACCTCCGCCGCTTCCTGCGTAGAAGTCTCGCCGATGGCGGCAACTTTGAACCACTCAATATCGGACCCAAAAAGCGCCTGGTGCAGTAGCGGGAGAACGCTCTGCACTTGCGAGTGGATCAACCGAACAGAGAGCGAAGCTCTCTCGGTCGTAGTGCCTTCCCAGAACCGCCTCGGCACCACCCCGTTGTAAAGCTCCTGGAGGTGCCGCCACTTGAGGTCGTAGTTGCGCTGCCGCCAAGTCTCGTACTTGAAGAACGTTTGCACCACCCGAGACAGCGCAAGCTGCTTCGTGATGTCTTCGTAGCCCGGTGTGGGGTCAGTCGAAAGTACGAGGGAATCGTTAAGTTCTTCAGCCATCGCTACTTCTATTTTACCATTGGCGCTACGCGCCATTAGTGGTACACTAGTTGTAGACCCCCGTGGCGCTTCGCGCCACACAAACGGACGAGAGGGCGGACGCCAATCTGCCCTCTTTTCTGTAGGTGGCCGAAGAAAGGAGTTGATTTGGAATGGCTTTACGAGTAAGATCCAAGGGAGGAGAAACCAAAATGCCTGTAAACGGAACTCGGATGCACATCCCAATGGCCGACTCGCGGCGAGCGCGAGAAGCCGAACTCCCCTACTTAGTACGACTTCGCGAACGCATCATCGGCCAAGAGTGCATTTCCAAGATCACTCCCTACCTGGATATGGTGGACGCCAACCTTAACCCTCCCGGAAGACCCGCTGGCGTTTTCATGCTTCTCGGCCCCACGGGTACTGGTAAGACTAGAACCGTCGAAGCCGTGGCCGAACTCCTACACAATGACAGTCGCCGTATGCTCCGCATCGACTGTGGGGAGTATCAGTTGGAACACGAGGTTGCTAAGCTGATAGGCGCACCTCCCGGCTACCTCGGCCACAAGGAAACGCAGGCCATTCTTACGCAGCAACGAATCGAATCGATTTGCAGTGAACAGAGTCGAATTTCCGTTGTATTGTTCGATGAGATCGAAAAAGCTGCGCCTTCGATGCAGCGTATCCTCCTCGGCATTCTCGACAAGGGCTTCCTCCGTACCGGCGACAACAATCCGGTGTACTTCGAGAACACTCTAATATTCCTGACCTCCAATATCGGCTACGCGGAAATCGGCCAAATGCGGAGTGCTCCCGGCTTCACCAGCACTACCTCGGCAGCGTCCCTAGCCACAATGGTCGAGCAGCGACTCAAGCGCAAATTTTCGCCCGAGTTTATCAACCGCATTGATGAGCTTCTCTACTACGAAGAACTCTCCAAAGAGACGTTGCGCCAGATCGTAGAGATCGAACTGGCCAAAGCCGATGACTGGCTCGTTACCCGGTGGGGCTTCAATTCGTGCGCTCTACGCTTTGATGACTCCGCCAAAGACCTCTTCGTCAAAGTGGGCTTCGAAGCCAAGTACGGAGCGCGTCCGCTCAAGCGAGCCATCACTCACCTGCTATGGCAACCGCTGGCGATCCTCAAGACAAGCGGCAAGATTACGGCGGGCATCACCATTCACATCACCGCCGACGGCGATAAACTAGCCTTTTCCCAGGAAAAGCGGCAGGCGGCTACCTAAAGCCCGCCTGTCCGCGAATAGTAGCTCTCGGGCGGAGTAGCTGGATCCGCAAAAGGATTCTCCAACCCCAGTACGAGAGCAGCAAATGCTTTCTGTGACATGGTTTCGAAAGTCTCTCTCTCACGAATCCTCCCATAGAACGTCTTGTTCTGAAACTGATCCGCCAGCGTATCCAAGATGTCGTCCGAAATTCCCTTGGGGAATTGTGTGAACTCTTGATAAATAGCATCTTTCACGTCAGAAGGCAAACCCTCCGAGAAGCGCAAATCGCCCCGCCGCAAGACCGGCTGCAACGTCAGACGAATACGCTCCTGCTTGCTCTTCTGGTTGTCCGGCTTCACGAAGTCAAACGGAATGGAAAACTGCTTCAAATCCATCTCGCGGCGCAAACCAAACTGCAACCCTCGCGTGTATGAGGTTTCCTCGATCCGCACCACAATAGGACGCCATTTTGCATACACATCAAACAACTGGGACACTAATTCATCGGGCCTCATCTTCGCGCGGCGCACGTCCATCACATAGCACCGATTGTTACAATCCCACATACACGTTGTAATGACCGAGAAGTTGCTCTGTGCGTTCTGCGTCTCCGCCGTATCCACCGTCGTCACAAAATACTCCGCTCGAATTGAACGAAGCTCCTTTTCGGGAATCCACTGGATCACGCTGGCGGGGAAATCGAGCGTCTTACTATCCCCCACCGGATGGTTGCGGCGCTGCGAGTTGAAGTCGAAGATCTCGCCCGTAGGGTCGTTCTCCTCCCGCTCCAGGAACCATGTGGGAAACCGCTCTGGCCACCAACTCACTTTCTTCCCGTTCTCATCCAACAGGTCCGGCAGTTCCAACTCCTCGGGCGAAAACTGATAATCTTTCTGCCCGGAGGGCAGCTTTTTCTTATAACACCCTCTAACATAGATGCTCCATACCCGATGCTCCAAGGGAAGCGTCTTTTCGCCGTCAATGATACGCCCGTACTGGTCATCAAAATGATAGCGCGTGCCCTCCACATCGATCCAGTGCATCGGCGTCGAGAGCACGTTACGGAACAGTGAGAACTTCTTGCTCACGTCATTGCGCATCTCTTTGTTGGCTGCGTTCTGTTCTTCCACGCAGTCCGTAAACTTGATGACATCAAAGTGCGCTCCGGCGATGGCCGACGTAATAGAGGTAGTGTCCATCGTCGGCTCTTTGCGGATCTTCGATCTTCCCGGAATGGTAAATCGACTCCTATTTCCAAAGTGCTTGATCTGATCTGCTTCCGGGCACAACTCGGGAAACAGGTGCCGCAGTGGTTCACAGAACGCAAACATATCGCGAACCTCGCCCAAGATATCCTCAGCAATCTCGGCTTTCGCGTGTACCAACAGAATTGCGATGTCAGGATAATTCAGTATCCATTGCACCGAATGCGCCATAATGTTAATCGAAGTCTTGAGCGTACCGCGACTATCCAGAATAAGGCGTCTACGGCCTCCCGGCAAATCGAGCATATTCGGAATAACCGGTGCATAGTCCCAAACCACCGACCCATCGGCACGAACCATCGGCTTATCATACTTGAACCACTCATTTTCCGCAGGCATCGGAAACTGTTGCAAAGTACGAATCAGTCCATAGTGGACCGCAGGGTTCACGTCTTTGTATCCAAGTACCTTATTACACAGGTAGTACATATTGGTCCGCGCCAACCAACGCGCTTTAGCAATCTTCATGATCGCCTCGCGCTCCTCGGCCACCTGCTTAGTGCGCGACTCGCGCGGGTCCTTAACGTACAAATTCAGTGACATACAGCCCCTTCGGATCGTAAAATCTCAGATCATACTGCCACCGCTTGCCCTTCCGGCAAATGTGCAATATGCCCATTACATGTTCCTCCCACCCATACTCATAATCAAAAAGCGACGGAACCGCATCGCAGGTATACTCTTCAGGTTCCGCCTCCGGGTGCGTATGAACCGTACCCAACAGCTTCATCTTCATTATTCCCGCAATGTATTCCGCCGCCGCTTTGGACCCAGCACTCACGGAGATGGCTTCCGGGGAAGCCTGCACAATATCATCGCCCTCAGCGATATAAACTGTTTGAACATATATCACATCCCCTTCTATATGGCCAAACAGATAACCCAACATCTCATTCGGAAACGCCTCGCGAGCCTTCTTACGCAAGTGCTTCCAAACAATCTCCGCCACTTTGACCGTCATAAGGTCTCCTAATTGACAATCAAAAACCCTTCCGGTGTTACCGGGACATCATCCAGGTAGTACTGGATCTTCACCACCTGCCCGCCCGCGCGGAAGTCGCTCGTAACGCTGCACGTCACGGCCTCGCAGGTATTGGTCACCGCCACGCCACTCGCGTTGGTTGCCGTAATCCTGATGCGGTCGCCATACGCCAGCGGGCTGGCCACCTGGACCGTCAGCGTGCGATTATCAACCGCTGCCTGCCCGCCCACTCGGGCTGCTGGCCAGGTTTGCCCGCCGCCGACGCCCCAGGCTTGGCCGAGGTTCTTCGTCGCAAGGTCGGTGCTGAAGGTGTAGGCACTTTCCTGGATGGCTGGAGCCGCCAGTCCGTCACCGTCTAGCCCCTCTGGCGTGGCATAGCCGCTAAGCCCAAAAGTCTCCGCGTAGATGGTGTTTGCCCGTGAGAAATCCGTGGCGTCTGCGGTGTAGAGGTAGTTCCGCGCCAGCAGGTTTATGAGTTCGATGTTGTAGCTTCGAGACGCATCGCATTCGTAGGCTGGTTCCGCCACCGTCAAGGCCGCGCAATTCGCATAATCCACGCCGTAGAACATTCCTTTGTTGATTGTGCTTCGCCCATAGTTCCAAAGCCAATCCACAGCCTCATTCGCGCGGTCCCTGTAGAGAGCCGCCGTCACGTCGTCGTAGCCGTCCAGGGCGTCCGCTGCGAGGTGCAATGCCCATCCAACAATGCCCTGCTGAAACGGCTGAGAACCGCGCCCCGCGAGGTTCTGGATGGTCCGGCGTCGGTAGATGTTGCCGCTGGACGTGTCGCCCGTGTAGGGCTTATCTAGCGTGATCTCCGTGCCACTCACGCGACGGCACCAGTACCAGTTATCAGCATCGGGCACAACAGGGCTCGGCAAAGTCCCGCTGGAGTTGACTTGCCCAAGAAACGTGAAGTAGTAGGCTCCGCCCGACGGCCTGCCGCTCATGATTTGATAGTCCGTGATGCTATCGGCATCACCGCGCCACGGATGGGTGAGCACTAAGGCAGTATCAGACGACCGGCTCGCAATCAACGATACTTGGCTCCACGGCTGCGAATTGAGCGTGCCTCGGATAAACATCGCGTGCCCCGCGCTTGCATTCGTGAAAGTCGAACCAGAGCCGGTCACCGTTACCCGGTCCTCGGCAATGGTGATTGTCCCGCCAGAGGTAACAAATGTTCCGCAGTAGGCCGCATCGAAATCGGTCCCACTGTGCTTCGTGACCGTGGCACTCCCGTTGGTCACAATCAGCACGCGGCTCGCATCTCCCTCAAAGGCATTGTTGATGTAGTTGCCGTTGGCCTGTTGCTGCGCTCCCCAGCGGTTCGTGTAACCAGTGACCAGTGCCGCTTGCGCCGCTGCCTTCTCCGTTCCGTCAGAGTCCAACAACGCTTGCAGCGCCAAAGCCGCAAGAGAGTACCCGTTTTCGCGCGGGTCGCTGATCGGATCGCTAGACGTGGCTGAAGTCGTAACCTCACTGGCAATATCCCGTAGATTGGCGATCATGTTCGAGTAGGTCTTCGTCGCTCCGGTGTCGATAGTGGCCAGCAGCCATGCACTAGCGGGCGCAATATCGCGCCGCTCATTCTTGGAATAAATGCTGCGGTACCATTTATCCGCAAGCCACCGCGCGGAGTTGCGGGCCGTGACCCAACCGCTCCGGTAGTAGAGCGTGTAATGTGCGAGCGCCTGATCGTAAAAGTTGATATTACTTGTGGTGTTGATCCCAAGCCAGTCGCCGCAATTGCTGCATGTACCGTAAGATCCCCAAGCCACGCCGGGAGAATCAATGTGGGTCACCTGCCATGTCTGCGAAATGACAATCTCCGTATCACTTACGCAACTGCTCACCGGGCGCGAGTAGACATCTGGCGCGGCATTGGCTTCCGCGTGCGGACGCAACACAACAATAGAGGGCGATCCCACAACGGTAGTCCCACCGCCGCAGAACACATCTCGGAAGTTGGTGCCGACTCCGTAAACGCGCGATGTATTCCCGCTACTTGAATAGACCGTGCCCGTGCGGGCGATATCATTCACCGTGGACTTTTCCTGCTCCAAAAACCACCCGCCGCCATTGACCTCGTAGTTGGGCCAAATGTACTCAGACATCTTGACCGATTGGCGGTCGGCATATTCCCAGGGATTCGACCCCAGCACTACCGATGGGCCGATGACTGACTCTAAGCGCGCATCCGGGTAGATCACCACGCCGTTAGCGTCGTAGGCCACCGCGCCCACATCCAAGTCTGCTGTGTCCTGTGCGCCGTTTCCGTCGGTAACTGTCAGCCTAAACTTGTAGGGGCCAAACACAAGGCCCGTCAGCGTGGGAGTGCAGGATGCGCGGTCGTCGAAAATGGCAGTCGAAGTCCACGCCTCGCCTGTTGCGTGATCGACCTGGTGCCAGAGACAAGTAACGTCGGCAGACGAATCGGTCATCGAATACGAGTTGCTGGCCAGTGGTGAGGGATAGCCCGCACGAAGGGGGATAAACGGTGCCCAGGTCGGAGTGTTTGGCGTGACCGGGAGAGCACTTGCTCCTTGGTCAGGAGTGTCAGCAAATGTTACACCAGCCACGCTGTTAAGGTTTCTGCCGTTGCCCGAATCGTCTGTTCCATCGCCATCAAACTTAAGCTCAACAATGTCGCCCGTATCCGCAGTAACCGGAGGACGCGACTTCAGCGCGACCAGATCCGCATCAGCGCGGAGAAAACCAATTTGCAGTGAAGCATTAGTTTCTATAATCCCGCCACCGCTGAAGGCCCACGAACCCACTGCTGTAATCGCCTTACTAGAGTATGAATACCCCGTTCCGTCTGAGTTCCAGATTTCGCAATGGTAGATCAACTCAGAATAATCACGCTGAAGCCTCACAAGTACATTCGTGCGCCCAGTTAGACTGAAAACACATGGTGCGCCGCCTTCTACAGAATCGCGCTTCAGATCCAGGCTTAAATTGCCACTCGTCGTGTGGTCAAACTCAATGCCGATACCATTCAGGTAAACAAAACCATTGGCTGTGGTCCCTGGCGTCGTAAAGTTGTGCAATTGCATCTCGACGCGAAAATCGAGTGTATTTGCCCGGTTGGGATCGGTAAACGTCATTGAGCTTCCAGTCCCATCAATGACGATGGACTGACCAGCAAATAGGGAAATCGAAACAAGCACCAGGGCCAGTAACCTAATTGATGACATAGATCCTCCGCGTGCTCACTGTTGGCGGGCCTAGCGAAATAACAGCGAATGCTTCCTGCAATGCCGAAGTGAACGTGGCGGTCACCGTCACACTGGCCGCGCTGGCGTGCGTTGCGTCGGCTCCCGAATACGGCGTGACGCTCTCCATCTGCGCGTCGTATCGCTCGGTTGCATTGGTCCACGTCGTAGTTGCCGCATTGCCGTTTGTAGCGGCGGCAATAATCACGCCATCGTCGGGAACATCAATCGTCGCGCTTGGCGGAGACGCCGTGGACGAATCAGAATCGTAAGGCGCACCTGTGGCGGCTCCGGTCACATGCCACATGCCGATGCCGCACCGGGACGATGTGACGCCGTTGAAGTTGACTACCACATCGCCGGTCGTACCGGAAGTGACCCGCACCTTGGCTATCCCAACCAGGATCGTATTCGCGGCTGCATTCCGAATTGATACATGCGTGGTTGCCGATTCGCCCGCGACGGTTACCGTAACAGTCGGGTTTACGCTACCTGCCAGTCGGGAGTGGAATGCAACGACGATATCCCGGTCACTTGATGCGGTACCGATATTCTGCGATGAAAAGGTGTAGCTAGTTGCGTCGGACGCGCTAGACGTTGCCTGTAGATACGTGACCGCCACCTGTCCATAAACAGGCAAACACAACAGCAGGGCCAGAATAAATTTCAGCATATTAGTCCCTCGTGTATTCAATAGTGATATTCACGGTTCCGACCGTGCCGCTCTGCGCCGTTGTCTCCAGCCACACCCAGGAGCCCGCCGCGATAGTCGCATCATTGAACGATGTCACTTCATCGCCCATCGTCGTGCTTGTCGTGGTAGAGCCTGAAGTTACGACTTCGTTCCCCGTTGCGCTCCGGTCGCTGCCGTGGCGGATCGTGTAAGTCACCGATGGCGTAGAGCCCACGCACACAGCATTTAGCTGTGTGATTGTGATTGCATCGTCAGTAAAAAAGAGCGTGATGTCTTCGGACGAAGTGGGCGATTCGATAGTAATGGCTTTGGAGAATGGCGTCGATGCCGCAAGCCCGCTGGACGAAGGCGGCATCCTGAACACAGTGCCGTCATAGGTAAGCGGGATCTGACGCCCAGCCACCAAAGCTGCCGCTCCGGGGTCCGTGGTGCCGTCAGCCTGCTTGATATTGGCCGATGCAATGCTGTTGATGTTGAGCGTCACAGCGCCCGCCGAACTGTTCACGTCCGGTTCGAATTGCACCACCATGCCATCGGTGTAAGAGCCAAGCGCGGGGGACATCGAGCAGGTGTAGTTTGCGCCACTTGCGGACGACGGAACACAGCGGAACGGTACCCCGCTCTGCAACGTAGCCGTAGTGGACACCGTTGCGGTATTAATTGATACCGTAGGGTTGCCGGATACGCCGTCTCCATTGGCCATCGCAATGCCCGTGCCTGCGGTGATCGTGCGATTCGTAGTCACGCCGCTGGATGTGCGGACGACTACGCCATTACTGCCGGGGTCAGCAAGACCGCTGCCAGAGGCACCGTCTCCTAAAAGAGTCCAAGTATCAGTGGCCGTGCATCCAAACATATTCAACCCGGCAGTTGCATCGGTGTCGAAAAAGAGTTCCGAAACCACGCAAGTACCTGGAGCCGAAGTGCCCGCCTTTACTGGAGCCGTTGCCGTCTTCGATGTGAAATCAATCGAAGTAGGCAAATCGCTATTAGCTAACGTCTTAGCACCAAAAGCCCCGGCATTGTTGTAGATAAACTGCCCACTCGACCCCGGAGGTGTCGAAGACAACTTCGCATTCAACTGCGACTGTATCGCAGACGTAACCCCAGACAAATACCCCAACTCCGTAGAGGTCACGCTCGAAACAGCCACGTTCCCGCTTCCGTCGCTCTGAAGAGCGCGGCTGGCGGTAAGACCGCCCGTAGAACCGCTAGATAACGTCCAGGTATTCGTAGCCGTACACACATAGACATTCTGCCCTGCGGTCGCGTCCGAATCAAAGAAGGCAC